GATGCTTGTGTTATACGCATCTTCGGCGCAGTGTTCTGCACTTTGCTCATTTCTTCCGAGAAATCTCTGAACAGTCATGACTCGGTTCAAGACAGCCTGATCCAGCCTGATACGTCTGTGGTTGGGCAGGTCGAGCCACGACTGGTTACGCCCACTATTGGGTACGAGTCTTTCGGGCCTTCCATAGCGGAGTTTTCGGCTCAGACCTTGGGTCGTGAGTTGTTCGAGTGGCAGAAACTTGCATTAGATCGTTCGTGGCAACACGATGATGACTTGAACTTCATTCATAGCAAGGCTTTGATTAGTTGTGCCCGGCAGAACGGGAAAACCACGATGAACGCTGCAATCGTGGGGTGGGCGTTAACAGTTCTTCCTCGTATTTGGGGGCGACCTGTTCGGATCCTTTCGGCGGCGCATGAGTTGTCTCTTGCTTCCGAAGTCTTTGAGGAGTTGCGTGAGCATTTAGAGCTGTGGGAAGAGTCCGGGCTTTGTAAGGTGACGTGGGCTTACGGTCGGCATGAGGTTCGCATGGTGGACGGGTCTCGATGGAAGGTTTCTGCAGCCACAGCGAAAAAGCATGGTGGCTCGTGGGACATCTTGTTGTTGGACGAGATCTGGAGCATTACCGAGGGTGCAATCTTCGGCGCTCTTCTCCCGTCACAGATTGCTGTGCCGTCTCCGTTGTGTTGGATGACTTCGACTGCTGGCGATGAGGGAAGCCTTGCGTTTATCAAGTTCCGTGAGCAGGCCATTGGCTGCATCGACTCGGGAACCCCGTCCGATCTCTTCATGGCTGAGTGGTCACTTCCCCCCGGTGTTGACCCTGAGGACGAACGCTACTTCGGGTTCAGTAACCCCAGCCTCGGTAAGACGATCACGATGAAAGGTTTACGCAGTGCAGCTGCTGCACCTGATCGGACACAGTTTCTCCGCGCCCACTGCAACCTGTGGGTTAGTGCAGCACAGTCGTGGATGCCTCACGGCATGTGGTCAAAACGCAAAACTGATTGGAACGAAGGCGAAGGTGGATACTTAAGTGTGGACTCCGCCACCGATGGCTCGAAGTATGTGGGCGTGTGGGCACGGCCTGACCCTGACGGTCATGTCGTTGTCTCGATGGCGTTTACAACAGAGTCCAACTTTGAAATGTGGCACGAGATCACAACCCGTCTTGAGGCTGACCCAAAATTGAAACTGGCGATTACGCCGGGGTTGTATGTGCATACCCCTGAGAAGTTCCGACTCCGTACAACCCAGTGGGGCTACGGCGAGTTGCTGAAGTTTGTGGGCGTGGTGCGTAGTTTCATTATCGAGGGACGCATCTTGCACACTGGCGAAACCATGTTGGCGGAACATGTAAACAGAGCAGTACTTGTCAAGGCTGAAAACTCAATCGTGATCTCCAGCCAACGATCACCCGGGCCTATCGAGGCTGCACGTTGCATGGTGGTCGCAGCTGCTCTTGTCTCTGCAAAACCTCAGAGCGCAAAACCTTCAATGGGAAGTTCTTACTAGATAGTTGCATTTGCAACAACCTTGTGTAAGACTCCGAGTGGATGGGTATTTTCTCACGCAAAGTTGACACGGCCTCTTTCGCCTCTGCACCTGTGCAGGCGGCTGCAGGCGCGTCCTATATCGGCAACTTCATCAACTACACCACTGGTTCTGCTGAGGTTCGTGCGCTGAGTATTCCCACGGTTTCCCGTTCCCGTGACCTTCTCGCTGGCATTATCGGTTCCGTAGGTCTGAAGCATTACTCGAAGCAGTGGAACGGCTCCGATTATGACGAGGTGTATTTGCCTCTTGAGCCTTGGATGGAAACCCCAGATCCGAAAGTGTCACGCTCGTTCTTCTTCGTAAACATTTTTTCGGACATGTTCTTCTATGGCGCTGCATATGCCTATGTCACTACGCGCTACTCCACCGGGTTGCCTGCCTCGTTTACATGGCTCCCAGCTGCAAACATTTCAAGCACCGAACAAACAGGTATGCCTCAGTATTACGGGCCATCAAAAGAGCTTGAGTTCAATGGCAACCCACTCGATGTAAACAATGTGATTCAGTTCTTGTCGCCTATTGAGGGCATCTTGAAGATTGGTCAGCGCGCCATCAACACGTCATTGTTTCTTGATCAGGCAGCTGACCGTTACGCCAGTCTTGAAACCGTGCCCGGTTATCTTCAGCAGATTGACGGCGAGGACATGTCCGGTGATGATCTTGGTTCTCTTGCTTCGGCGTGGGCTGCAGCCCGTAAACAGAACGCCATTGGTGCTTTGTCGCGTCAGGTTCAGTTCCGTGAGTTTGCTCAGAACCCCCAGGAAGTCATTGCGGATCAGCGCAAGTACCAGTCTCTTGAGATGGCTCGCTTGTGCTCGGTGCCTGCCTACCTTGTGTCTGCCCCAACTGAGGGCGCGAGCATGACTTATCAGAACGCACAGCAAGCCCGTCAGGATCTGTATCTGTTCGGTGCTCGTATCTATATGGACGCTATTGAGCAGACACTTTCCAGCGCACAAGTTCTTCCCCGTAACCGCTATGTCGAGTTTGACATTGAGGACTACGAAGGATCTGAGATGAGTTCCCCTGATGGAATGCCTAACAATGAAACGGATGATGAATTGTGAAGATTGAGTTTGTAGCCGTGCCAGTCACCTTGGACGCTGCCGCTGGCGAGGACAGCCCCCGATCCATTACGGGTGTGGCTGTTCCTTGGGACACTCCAGCGGCAGTTTCCTCGGGTGAGTCAGTCATGTTTAAGCGTGGCGCTTTTGATGTAAACGCAAAAGCACCAAAACTTCTTGAGGGTCACGACATGACGCAGCTGCGTGGTGTTGTCACCGAACTCGTTGAAGCCGAAGAGGGTCTTTTGTTTACAGCAAAGTTTGCAAAGACTCGCGCATCCGATGAGGCCATTGAACTCATCAAGGCTGGCGCTTACGACTCCGTAAGTGTTGGCGCAATTCCCGTCAAGTTCAAATACGACAAAGACGGAACGATGGTTGTCTCCAAGGCAAACCTCGTAGAGATCTCGTTGGTGGCACAGCCTGCTTTTGCAGATGCGGTCATCACAGAAATCGCTGCTTCCCAGCCTGACGAAGAGTCAGAAGAAGAAGTTGTCGAACCCCAACCCCAAGACATTTCCGAGGAGGAATCCATGTCACAAGTAATCCCAACGGTTGAGGCTTCGGCTGAAACTGTTCCAACAGCACCAATCTTTGCGGCAGCACGTCGCGAGACCCCACTTCCGACAGCAGTCGAGTACATCGCTGCTGCCATCTCGGGTGGCGATCAGTGGCGCGCAATGTCAGAAGCACTCCGTGCAGCTGCACCTGACATCGTCACAACCGACACCCCAGGCATCTTGCCTACTCCAATTGTTTCCCCTGTTTACAACAACTTCATCGGACGACGTCCAGTTGTAGACGCAGTTGGCGTACGCGCAATGCCTGCCGGTGGCAAGGTCTTCATCCGTCCAGAGGTCACCACGCACACAAGCATCGGTGCATCCATCGGCGAGCAGGCTCCAACCGCAGGAACAATGGTCGTTTTCAACAACCAAGTGACCAAGCAAATCTTCGGCGGATATGTAAACATTTCCGAGGCCGACATTGACTGGTCAGATCCTTCAATCTTGCAGGTCGTTCTTGACGACATGGGTCGCATCTACGCGAACGCAACCGACAACTACGCCGCAGACCAACTGGTTGCAGGTGCAAGCGTTACTCAAGCATTTGCTGCAGCAGACACTGGGAAGCCTGAAGTATGGGCTGCCGAAATTGCACAGGCAGCAGCAACAATCTTGTCAAGTTCTGACGGCAACCTGCCAACACACTTGTTCGTTGCACCCGGAATTTGGCAGGATCTTCTTGCACTTTCGGATTCAAGCAAGCGTCCGTTGTTCCCACAGGTTGGCCCAATGAACGCATTCGGCAACCTCGCACCCGGACAGTACAACGGCAACGCCTTCGGCTTGCAGGTTGTTGTTGACCGCAACTTTGCAAGCGCAACTTGCATTGTCGGTGACGCATCGGGCTACGAGCTTTTTGAACAGCAAAAGGGCACCATGTCCATCGAGTCACCATCGACACTGTCACGCACAATCGCTCTCCGCGGTTACTTCGCAGCGTTGATGATTGACCCAACCAAGTTCGTCAAGTTCACATTCGCCTGATTACTAGGTAGTAGGAAAGGGTCTGTATGTCTGTTTACACAATCACTCACGGTTTTCACTTTGATGATGTGTCGGCCGTACAGACCCTGACCCCTTCCGAGGTTCAGCCCGGTGACAGCATCGTTGTCGCAGGCGCTGGCGCAAAGTTCAACGGCACCTTCACCGTTATTAGCGTTGAAGAGTGGGAGTACATCGGGAAAGACCAACAGGGCTATCTCGAGTTCAACTATGACGTGCCAAAACTCAATCAGGTTTTGTATGCGGTCACTGGTCAGGCTGACGATGAAGAGTATGCAGCTCTTGCTGGCACCCTGACGTTTACCGAGACAATCACTTGGACTACTTCAGCACTTGTGTTGTCGTGGCTTGGTATTGACGTGGCAACCGCTAACGACACGGCCTTCGTTGCTAAGTGTGTGAGTGCTGCTAACGCTTGGTGCTTCCGTAAACGCCGTGAGGCTGGATACACCGATCAACAAGGCACTGTCCCCAGCGCCGATGTTGAACTAGGTACGACAATGTATGCAGCAACCCTGTACCGCGAACGCGGAACCAGTGGTGACTCGTACGGTGGCTTTGACGGTATGGGCAACTTGCCTATGCCTGTCACTCTCCACCGCATTATGCAGCTGCTCGGTTGTGGCAGGGCACAGGTCGCCTAATGCCTGCATCGGGGATTCTTGTTGACGCTGTAAACGCAGTAAAGACACAACTCACCGCGCTGAGCCTTGTCCCCATCACAGACCCTCGTAACGCTCGGCCAATGTCGGTTTTAATTCAACTGCCAACGGTCACAGCGTTTACATACAACGTGGGCGACATTCGATTAACCCTGAGCGTCCTTGCACCGCCCCCCGGTAACCAAGACGCAGGCGACTACCTCATGACAGTTGCCGACCAAATAATGAACTCACCAATCGCAGTCACGGACTTACGCCCGGGGCTCGTATCAGTAGGAGGGCAAGACCTGCCTTCTTACGACTTAACCGTTGCCGTAGCCGTACGGCGCAACTAGAAAGGCCCAAAATGGCTACTTCCACATTTTTATCCAACGCGACAATCAACTTGACCCAGGGTGCTACCACCACTGACCTCTCAGACCAAGCCAACCAGTGCACCATCACCATCGGTAACGACCCGTTGGAAATCACCGCGTTCGGCGACACTGGACACCGCATGGCTCCAGGTCTTCAATCCGTTGATGTGTCAATCACGTTTTTCCTGAGCTATGGCGCAACTGAGGTTGAGGCCATCCTTGCTTCTTGCGTAGGTCTTGGAACCACCACTCTTGTCATCTCGCCATCAGGCACGACCGAGTCCGCCAGCAATCCAGAGTACACCATTGCAAATTGCATGCTCTCTGATTTCACCCCCATCAATTCGACCGTGGGCGAGATTGCCACTGTGACAGCGAATTTCACTTCAGGCACTTGGGTGCGTGACGTAACCGCACCCTGATCCACACCAAATCATTTAGGAGAAACAAATGAAACTGACAATGCAAGTAGAAGAGAAGGAAGCGACCTACACAGTCGTCACTAACCTCTTCGTCATTATTGCGTGGGAACGAAAGTTCAAGCGCAAAATTTCGGACTTGTCTAACGGCATCGGGATGGAAGACCTAGCGTTTATGGCGTGGGAATGCTGTAAACAAATCAACCATCCAGTACCGGCAGTGTTTGACGATTACATCAAACGGCTTGTCAACATTGACGTGCTTGACGAGGAAACCGTAAACCCTACCGACGGGGCAGTTACCACCGAGTCTTAGCAGAGCTGCTACTGGCAACGGGTTACTTCCCCCCACAAATACCTTTTGATATCGAGATGCTGGAAACAGTGCTTGCTATCTCTCACGAAAAGCCACAGCAATGAGCGCATCAATGACAACAAAAGTAGTAGGGGGTAAAGAGGCAATCCTTGCTCTTCGTCGCATTGACCCTGAGTTGCGTAAACAGTTTACGCGTGACGCTAAAGAAATCGCTAAGCCTGCGACCGACGCTGTTAAGACTGCTTACCAGACTGTGCCTTTGTCAGGTATGGAACGCAACTGGTCACAAAAGGGTCGCAAGATATTTCCGTTTACTGTGGCTGGAGCTCGCCGTGGCGTAGGCGTCAAAGTGGACACTCGCAGGAACTCCGAGAACGTGATCCTGATTGAGCAGAAGAACGTGGGCGCTGCTGTCTTTGAGACCGCTGGACGCAAGAACGACTCTGATTTGGCAAAGAACCTGGGAACTGTCCAGCCGGGTCGTACTCGTGTCATTGGCCCTGTTGTTTACTCACGCCGTAACGACATCGCACAAGAAATGCAGCATCTGATTACGCGCACTATTCGTTTAGTTGAGAGGAAGTTGCCGTGAGTCTTTCTATACCAATCGTGTCGCAGTTTGACGGCAAGGGAATCAAGAAGGCTATTGCTGCTTTCCAGCAATTAGAAACCAAAGGGCAAAAGGCTGCTTTTGTTTTGAAGAAGGCTGGTCAGGCTGCAGCGCTCGGGTTTGCAGCTGTGGGCGTCGCTGCTTTAACGGCTGGCAAGTTCATGTTGGATTTTGCAAAGATGGCCAGAGAAGACCAAGTTGCACAAGTGCAGCTCGCTGGCACTTTACGATCTACCACTAAAGCTACAGACGCTCAGATTGCAGCGGTTGAGGATTACATCGACGTCACTCAGCGCGCCACCGGCGTTGCCGACGATCAACTTCGTCCGGCTATGGGTCGTTTGCTCAGGTCTACTAACAGTGTTCAGAAGTCTCAGAAACTGCTTAATTTGGCGCTCGATATCTCGGCCCGAACTGGTAAGCCATTACAGGCTGTAGTCAACGGTTTGGCGCGTGCGAGCGAGGGTCAGACATCAGCGCTCGGCAAGTTGGGTCTCGGCTATGACAAAGCTGAACTCAAAACCAAGTCGTTTTCAAAGATTCAAGAAGAACTCACAGAACAATTTTCGGGCGGTGCAGCAGAAAAGGCTGCAACCTATGAGGGCACGATGGCACGCCTCAAGATCACCTTTGACGAACTGAAGGAGTCTTTGGGGCTTTACATTCTGCCCGGGCTTCAAACGCTCGCTGAGGGGGCAATCAAGGTCGCTGACGCTTTCGGTAGGAAAGGTTTTGCTGGCGGTGTTGAGGAACTGAAGTTCCAGCTGCAGTTCCTGTTGTACAACGCAGACGGAACCCTTAACGGAATCGGTAAACAACTAAACACCATTCTTGGCGTGTTTAACAGCATTTCCCGTATTAAGAACGCTTATAACTTTGCAACCTTCCAACCCCTTGCCGAGATCATTACTACAGGTGGCACAGACTTCTCGTTTGGAAAAGGAACCCGTCAAGGTTTTGCAGAGCAAATTGACCCGACACTTATGCAACAGTCGCGACGTGGCGTCACAGCGCGTCAGGGTCTTGGTGGCTCTACTTACATGCGCCAAAACCCCGGCAGTGTTGTCACAGTTGTCGTTGGCCCTACTTCTGATCTTGCAGCTGTAGGCAAAGAAATCAAGAAGGCTATTGCAGCTTCTGATCGTAAGGACGGTGGCTACGGCATCCGCATGGGTGGCAGGTAATGCCTTTTCCTGTTGCCAAGGTAGAAATCGCTTTTGACCACGGCCCTTATGTGGTGTCACCTACATGGACTGATGTCACTTCTTATGTCCGTGAAATGACAACAGATCGTGGACGGTCTGACGATTGGGACAATTTTAGCGGTTCAGCTTCGGTTGTGTTGTCTAACCGTGACCGCCGTTTCGACCCGTTCAATACTTCAGGGCCGTACTACGGAAAGTTGTTACCGCGTCGTCAGATAAGAATCTCGGGCGTTTATGGTGGCACGACCTACCCAGTGTTTCGTGGCTTTGTTGCCGGGTGGCCTCCCGTGTGGACTGACGCAGGCAAAGACTCCACCGTAACCCTGTCTTGTTTTGACGCTATGGGTTTGCTTGCCTCTGACGCTCAGCCTGTGGACTGGAGCCGTAACTACATTCTCAGCACCTCTCCACGTCACTACTGGCCCTGTGACAATCCGATTACACCGTTTACCGCTGGCGGTGTCCTGACTGATTATGGCAGTGCCCCTCAGAACATGATCACGACGACCCTTGCTTCTTCAGGTTCCCAGCTTGCTGAAGGTCTTGTCAATTCTTCGCTTCAGGGGACAGACGGAACTGCAGCTGCCACAGCTACGGGAGCAGTCCAACCTGAGACTGCGTTTACGATTTCTATGTGGACAATTCTCAACCCGGGCGCTGCTTACATCTACGGAGAAGCAAGCAACTGTTTTTGGATTATTGGTTTTAACGCAACAACGTCTAAGTATTTTGTAGAGGTAGTTTCAGCAAGCGCCGGGCTTTCGTTTGTTTACACAACTAACGAAACATACGATCCAGCCAACGCTCGAATGGTGACGTTTTCATTTCAGGCGTTGTCTTCTTTTCAGCTGTATCTCGACGGTGTGCCTGTAGCGACTACAGGATCAACTAGCGCCGCAATTTATGTACCTTTTGGCGAACAAACCACAATTGGCAATGCAGAAGTGCAGCAGGTCATTATTTGGCCAAGCATTCAAAGCACAGCAACCATTCAGGAAATCTACAAATACTCAACTGTTGCGTTTTCTGAATCCACAACTGCACGGTTTAATCGCCTGATTGCTCAGACTTCTTTCCCTGCTTCTTTGACTTTCGGCCCGACCGCACCATCGTCCACAGTTCTTGACCTCACCGACGATGCCCCGATGACTACATCAGAACTTCAAAGGGTTGCCGATTCTGAATACGCACCCCTGTTTGTAACCCGGGACGGCGTGTTAACGCTGTACAACCAAAACCAAATCCGCACGCAGTCACGCTCCATTGTTAACCAAGCCATCTACGGCACAGGTGGTTTCTCTATCGGGCAGGAAGTGGCTATTTCCTATGACGGCGATTCGATGCGCAACGAAGCCGATGTGACCATGTCTCAAGGCGGTGTTTACACAAAAAAGAACACCGCCAGCATTGCAACTTATGGCGCTGCACAAGCAGCTGTGGACACTCAGGTTGCTTCTGTGGCTAACGCCGAATCTATTGCAAACATTGTTACCCAATGGGGAGGACATGTTTACGCAAAGGCTGACCCTTTTGAAGTTGTCCTGTCGCCATCGGCCGATTGGAGCTTCACTTTAGATCGTGAGCTAAACGACCGAATTACTTTGGTTGTTTCTCCCCCGACAGGCAACTCAATCTCAACACCAATGCTGTTGTCTCGCGTTTCACACAATGTTGTGCCGGGTCAGTGGCAGACAACGCTTGAAGGCTCGGCTCGTTGGGCTGCGGTTTTTATTCTTAATAAATCCCAACTCAACGGGACTGACCTTTTAGGATGACATTATGACCTATCCAGTATTTGCTAGCGGTGACGTACTTAACGCATCTGACATGAACGGCGTTGGCTTGTGGAAAGTAGTTAGCACTGGAACAACCTCTAGCAGTGTGCTCATTGCTGACGGCGTGTTTACTGCTGAGTACACCAACTACCGTGTTGTGTTTTCGGAAGTCACAGGCTCAGGCGTAACAGGTTTGGGCCTTCAGTGGCGATCTGGTGGTTCAAGTTTGGGCGCTGCAAACTATTACGGCGTGCGACAAGGATTTACCTATTCGGCTGGTGTCGCTTCACCAGCCACAGACAACGGAGGAACCAATCATCAGGTCCCCATCATTATGTCGGGCAACACAACAAGCCCTGCTTCCATGGTTATGGATGTCTTTGCACCTCAAAAAAACAACAGAAACACAAGCCTTACAGTTCAAGGAGTAGACGCTCGTACTGGTGGTGTCGGCGCGTTTTCTTACAGCGGTTTCTATAACGCCACAACAGCCGTTGACGGTTTTGTTTTGAGCGCTGGTGGGCAAACCTACACAAACGTCAACGTCACTATTTACGGATACAGATTATGAGCAAAGAACCAATAACAGGAACCTTCTACGACCACGCCACAGGTCTAACAATTGAAAGGGAATTGACCGATGAAGAAATTGCTTGTCTGCCTCAGCCTGCTCAGTTGCCTGACGCTGAGTAGCTGCGCTGATCGTGTCCGCGAAAACTGCGAAACCACCAAAGCCACCGGCACATTCGAAAGGCGATGCCAATGAACCCCGACAAACGACTCACCAACGAAGAAATCAAAGCCCGACTCATCCTCATCGTAGGAGTCGCACTTTCGTTCTCATTTGTCGCTGCCATCGTCTCGCTGATCTACGGCTTGCTGTTCGTCACGCAGCCTCTCGAGCAGGCACCCAATGACGCAGAAGCGTGGGCTGTTCTTTCCCCGATGCTGATGACCCTTGCCGGTGGACTCATCGGTTTACTCGCTGGCAACGGCCTAAAGGACAAGCCCAAAGACCCACCGACTACTCCGCCAGTGCCATGAGAAAGTATCCATATTTTCCTGCGTGGAACGGTGAAGCCACAGACCCCGTCACCAAGAAGTTCTACGACCTTTGCAAACGCCGTTGGGCTTTCACCAACCTAGGCATGTACGTCAACCGCCAGATGAGAGGCTCCAAGAACCTCTCCGTGCATGCGACAGGCTTCGCAGTCGACATGGGCTACCCAGCGACCCGTGCAGGCCGTGCTACCGCCCGTGAGGCATGGGACTGGCTAATCGAGCACAGCGAAGAGCTGCGTATTTGCGAAGCACATGATTACTCGTATCTCAACCCTAAGCAGGATTCGAAAGACAAAACCGCGTGGGGACGTGGTTACCGCTGTTCCCGTGGCGAAGGTGTCAAGGGTGTCAAGGTGTTTACAGCGACAGACAACGCAGGCACACCCGGCGGTGCATGGCTACATGTTGAGGTGTCCAACGATTGGGAATCCCCTGAGGCTTTTGAGGCTGCATGGCGCGCCCTACCTAAGCCTGTAAAGACTCCCTAGGGGCTTGGTCTCTCCTAGGGGCTAGGAGGGTTGGGTGTGTTGTTTCTCCCCCACTCCAGCCCTCCGCTTTCGTAATGCTTGACTTGTGTTTACACATCAGGAAGAATGTTTACACGGGCGACCAAGCGCCCTCAAACAAAGGAGACATCATGTTCGATGACTTGCCACTGTTCCGCAGTGCAGACCCAATCACATCCGTGCTAGGCGCTGGCGATGTGAAACCACGGAGACAAACTCAAGCGATGCAGCTTCTCGCAGAGTACGCCCACCGGGACGGCCTGACCGATGAGGAGGCTGGACTGTTCTCAGGGCTTCTAAGCCGTCCTAAGTGTTGCTATTGGAAACGGTGCAGCGAACTACGGGCTAAGGGTTTTATCGTCTCTACGGGCGTTACAAGGCTCTCTAGCGCAGGCTCAGCCATGCAGGTCTGTGCCATCACCCCAGCAGGGAAAGAAGCACTCCGATGATGGTATTCCTAGTCACCCTGCCTCTAGGGTTATTCATGGCCTGCCTCATCTACGGCATGTACCAAGCCCTTGACATTGAAACCCACTGGCAAGACCCTCCGTACGACTGGAACTTCGAAGACGAAGATCTATGGATTACAGAGACTGAATTATTGGACTATCAAAGAAGAGAAGATTGAAACGTGCATTGCTCTGCTTCGCAGTACTCACCCTATTTATCCCGTCCGTGCAAGCATCAGCTGCACCCGAGTGGAAATGCCAGCAGTGGCACACCATGCTCCGTAAACACGGACTTCCCATCAGCGTGTTCGACAGGATCATGTGGAGGGAATCAAGGTGCATCCCTACAGCAGTCAGCCGTGTTAACGG